ATTTCTCTTATTACAGGCTTAGGCTTTGCTACTTGTTCTTTCTTCTTCAAGTTCTTTCGCGGCTTTGATCGCCTTTTCTGCATACTCTGACCAGACACGGAGAGTTCTAGCTTTGTTCTTACGTTTTTGCTCACGCTTTACTCTTTTCATTAATCCTATATGTGAGATGTATCTATCAGTAAAAGTACTTAACCAATTGGCTACTTCTCTGTACGAGTACTGTTTTAAATGTTGTTTTGCTTTTTCAAGAGCATCTAGCTCAATTGGTATAGGTCTAAGAATATGATTATTCTCAGGATCTATTGTATAACCAAAAGGAGTTGTTCTAGCTATTCTTGGTATGGCTACCCACTCATTATTTTCTTTTAAGTCTATTAATTCAGGTAGCTTGTAATCACCTGTTGATCTACTCATTTTCCTCTACTTTTTTAGCTGGCATTAACATGACACCACCTGTTGATTCTACTTGAACTTTTTCAGTTTTAATTAAACCTGTTCTATCAAGTAATTCTTTTGCTGCAATCATCTTATCTCTTAAACCTAGCTGTGTAGGATCTTCAATGCCATTTACCATAGCAACTGCTGCTTTAGGTGCATGTCCTGCCATGTATGTCTGTGTAGCTTCTAGTATTTCATCTTTTAGTGCATTAATTATTTCTTGGTTGTTTGTAGTAGGAGCATACCCTGCAATAATCTTAGCATCTTTAATACTACCCTTTGCATCACCAAACAATGCATCAATAAAATTTTGTTGTCTTTCCGTTAATTTTCTAGCCATTACTTTATAACCATTCCACCTTTTCTGTAATCTGTATGTCCAGTTCTTTTTTTGCCTACTAACATACCTTTATTACCACTATTCTTTTTAACTTTTTTTAGAGTATTTTTTATATTGTCTAAATAATCTTTACCCTGATCTAAGTATTTTAAATACTGTTGTTCAGTTAACCTATATCCTCCAACAGTTCTATATGTTTTAGGTTTTGATACTGGTGTTTCTACGTCACTTGTTTTTTTACTTTTGTCTGTGGCACTAGCTGTATTATTTAGAGTTGGTGTGTTAGCTTTTTTAATGCCTAGTAGTTCGCTAAGAACGTAACCAGCAGTAATACCTTTTCCAAAACCTTCTGCTTTAATTCTATTAAACTTACTAGTTAACCTTTTAGCAGCATCTTTCTTACTTATTCCAAAAACTTCCATAACTTTTTCTATGGCAGCCTTTCCAAATTTTATAGGTAGTGTCATTTTTTATCCTTATACTTTTATAAACTCTATTATCCTAGGTTTAAATAACTCACGCAAAACTTTTTTATGTTTTGCTCTTTGCTTCTGTCTTCTTAGCTCAAGTTTACTGCTTTCATGCGAGATATAAGTCGGTCTGCTCTGTTTGTTACCTGTTTGTACCATCTACTGTCTTTCATTTGTTCTGCTGCTTCTACCCAATCTGCAACCTTAATAGCCTGTATCATTTTTTTAAATTTAGATAATCTTGGTCTACCCATATTAAACATCATGTTAGCTGTAATTAATTTTACTTCTTCAGGTAAATTACTCCAATCTACAAATAGTATTTTACATTCATCTACAGTTACTTGGATGTCTTGTTCAAACGCTTCGTTGACTCGTATTGCATCAACTGGAGTACCGATCCCCATTTGGTGTTCAGGGTCTTGGTCAGTAATAAGATGTCCGATACCAAATGTAGGTAGTCCAAGGTGGTCAAGGTATACTTCGTATTTACATCCTTCATCTATCTTTAATTCCTCTCTTAGTCTATCTACAAAAAATTCCATTAGTTATTTCCTTTTAATTTATTATTTTCTTCTAGAACTTTATAGTAAGATTTAGTAAGTTCTTTCATATCATCTTGAATAAGAAAGTACATACCTTTCCATTTCAACATCTCTCTACGTAAAGTCTCTTCAAAAGAGTCTTCGTGATTATCCCAACCTTTATCGTTTAGGTTTGTTTGCATTTTTCCATTGTTGAATACCTTTAGCTGAATGTCCTAAAATAGGGTTTTTAGTTCTTAATTTATTTACATCGTTTACTATTTTACCCTTACCCCTACCAAACTTTGTAATAAAGTTTTGGGCTGTTTTTTTTGATAAAAATCTTACTACTTGATTTGCTATCACTCCAACTACGAATACTGGTGCTGCCATTATTTTTTTCCTCCTAACGCACTAAAACCAAAATAAGCTCCTACTAAGCCACACATACTTATGTATTGTGTCATAAGGATACTCTCTGCTTCTGCTAATCTGTCTGGAAAAGCTAGGGTTAATATAGTCGTGATACCCATAAGTATAATTAAAACCCATGCCATTCTCCTTTTGTTTGTTTGATATGCTTCTTTGTCAGGTATTAAATCTGTCTTAGCACACATACACTTTTCATTTCCACATTCACAAGTCATTTGTTTTCTTTAACTTTCTTTTACTTTTTACTTTTTTTAATTTTTTTCATTGCTTTTGCCGCAGCTTTTTTCCCAGCTTTTGTGTATGGATATTTTTTTCCTTTGACCATTGGCATATCTATTTTCTCCCATTCATTATTTGTAATCCCTGCTTACCAAACCTGTAACCAAAGGATGCACCAATGCTAATGTATAAACAGTTAGCAAACCAAGAAGGTGTGTTTGCATTTAAAAAATCAAACCCTTCTTTAACATATGGTTGTGTCCAAGGCAGGAAACATCCAACCAATATACCACCAAAAATAATTGTCCAAAATTCATCTTTCCAAGAACCTGCCATCTGTGCAGTCAAGTTCTGTTCCATTAGCATAGATGACGTAGCTTCTGTCTCGTATACTTTAGCTTCAGCTTTAGCACGAGCTACTTTAACATCTGTTTCTGCTTTTGCTTTATTAACCTTGCCTTCAAGGTATGTACCTGCAAGAGATGCTATTGGACTTATAAGTGCTTGAAACATTATTTTTTCCTTGTTGTTCTTTTTCTACCTGATGCAGTTACTGACCATTTAACTTTCTTAGGTCCTGTTTTCTTTTTAGCTTCTGCTTTACTTATTTTACCTGCTACAGCTTTAGGTCTACAAGCAGGGTAAGGTCTTTTCTTTTTCTCACTACCTGATCTTCCACACTTCTTACCTGTCTTAACATCTCGCCAATCTTCTTTGAACCATTTAGTTAAGCCACCTTGAGGTTTAGCCATCTAGTATTTTCCACCTCTAGACTTATAGGTTCTTACTAACCAAGCGTTTGCATAGGCAGAAGGATATACTTTAAACTTACTCTTAGCTTCTGACTTAACTGCTGCATAGAGTTTTGGATTTTTAGGCTTAGAACCACCTGTAGTTTTCTTTGCTAACAATCCTTTCTTGGCTTTAAGAACTTTAGTTAAAGTCTTAGCTTGACCTGCGTGTGTTTTACTTGCTTTGTTTAATCCACTTGCAACCTTTTTTATAGTTGACTTTGCTTTTGTTGCAAGTGCTCCTTTTCTAGCTTTAATAACACCTCTGCCTATAAGAACATCTTTTTGTGTTACTTTCCCATCGCCACTTAAATCTTTTAATTTTCTAGCCATTACTTTACCACTTTACTTTATCTGCCCAATAAGCTGCTGACATTTTACCTTTAGCAATGTTCTTGCCATGTCTTGCTTTAAATGATTTTCTTTTTGCTTTCATTCTATCAGACTCACCTGCTTTAGGTTTACCTGCTGTTCCTTTTACTTCGCCAACTTTTTTACCTTGTTGACCAAAGCGAATGATTTTTTCTACTCCACCCTCACATGCCTTTACTATATGTGACTTAGTAGGATGGTCAGGAGTACGCTTGGGTTTATTACAAGGCATTTTAGCTTTGTCAACTTTAGCTGCCATAGTTAACCTTGAAAGAATATATGATACACTAATAGACCAATAATAAGTAACTTACCATAGTCTAAATCAAATTGAGTTCCTTCACCAAATCTCTTTTCCCACATTTCAAATTTAATCTTGTTCCAATCTATCATGTTGTTTTTCCTTTAACTATAGGGTCACCTATATAAACACAAGTGCTATAACCATTTAAATATTGAGGGTCTTGTATTGTACTTGTTCTTACTTTATCTACGTATTGATAGCATGTATCTTGTGATGTAAATGGAAAATTTACCATTGGAAAATTTACCCATGTAGCATTATCTCCTAATGCCCATAAAATTGTTATAACTGGAATCCACATAATTTAATCGCCTTTCTGAGGAATGCAGTATACTTTGAGGTAGACTTTATCACCTGCTTGTCTTTGATGTAAGTCTTGTTTTTGTAGCTTCTGTGCGTATCCAAGGCACGTATCCAAATCACTGAAGTAGACATTTTCTTTAATCTCTGTTCCTTGTAGTAAGACGACTAACATCCAAACCATAGCTAGTGCCACAAATTTGTGAGAGCATAGTCATTAGCACATCCACATATATCATTTAATAATCCCATTGCTACTGCGTATAATATAATAAATATGAAGAACGCACCTATTAGATTTGTTATCCATTTAATTATGAGATACATTGTAACATTGTATTTTTAAAATGTCAATCATTTAAATTGATCTTTTATACTTTTAACTACATTCTTTAAATTAAAAGGTTTCTCATTAGGTCTGTATGGACATTCGTATTGTCTAGGACATTCTCCTGCATCATAAGGTACATACTCTCTGTACTGTGTATTGTTTGCACCTACAAAGACACATACTCTTTGTTTGTTTCCTAGTATCTGACTTGCTAATCTACAAGTCGTCATCTTCTCAGATGTACTATCATCTTCTGCATACAGTGTTGAGTTTGCTAGTAGAAAACAAATATAAACTATTACTAATAAAGTTATTCTACTGAAATCGTTATTAACCATATCATCCAACCTAATCCAGCACATCCAACTAAAGAAGCTACTCCTATAATACTGTAGTCTCTTATCATTCTATTCTGTTCTTGTTTGGCATAGATTGCTTCTTGTCTGCTTCTACGTATTCTTCCCTCTTCTTTAATAAGATCATTCCATGCTTCTAAGCCGTAATGTGCTATTAAAAAGTTTCTTAACTCTTCTCTTTGTTTAGCTAGTTTCTTTTTAGCTGAGAAGCTCTCCATTGCTACTTGTTCAACTGATCCGTTAAACAATTTGTCTAGAGCAGAGGGATTGTTTGCTGTCCTCTGTATGTTATCTACGTCACTAACTGCTGACATCCATCTGCCTAATTCAGATGACATGTCCTCAATTTCTTTGCCCACCATTATGGCTTTTTTTATTGCGTTATAGGCTGTAGTCGCACCTGTAACGGCTGCCGACAATGTAATGGGGTCTAACATGTTGGCAAATCCTATTTAGATTTTTTCAAATTGTTTGTTACGTTTCCACCTGCAAAGTAATTATGTGGCTTGGCAAAACCTGCACCACCTTTAGCATATCCTTTTTTCTTCTTAGACATACCACCACCCTTCATAAACAATTCAGGGTCTACTTCTCTAGCTAGTTCTAATACTCTAAGTTTTTCTGCTTCTGATAATCTATTGAAGATTGGTTTGTCTAGCATTGAAGCTGCTAAACCTCTACCACTTCTTCCACCACTTCTTGATGTCCTTTTATTTATTCTTGATTTGCCCATTATCTTCCTCCTAGTCGTTTGTTGTGGACTTTTACAAATTCTGCTCTTGTCATATTTGTACCTTTAAATGCACTTGTTATTTTTTTAGGGTCACGAGACTTAATTGCCATGATAATTGTACGCTTAACTCCTTTAGGTAAGTCATCATACTTTCTACCTAGTCTTTTCATCTCTGAACCTAGATCGGCTGTATCACGCATTTGTTTTTTTCTAGCTTCAGACATCTTCATACCAGTAGTACCACCTCTAGGTGAGTCAGCACTTCTTGTTTTACCTATAGAACCTTTTGGTCTAGCCGATTGTGATCCACTACCCTCTATTCTTTTATCAGATTTCTTTGAAACTTTTGTTTTCTTTGCTTTGTCTGCGGCAGCACTAATAGATTTTGTTTTTGTTTTTTTAGTTGGGGATTTTTCCTGCGTAACTTTTTTTCCTTGAAGCATACCTTCAGATTTCTTCATTTTTCTACGAGGGCTGTTGACAACTTCTTGTCTAGTCTTTGGTTTCTTTTTTCCTTTAACTATTTTTTCAAACTCTTCTAAGGATTTATATAATACATTCTTAGGTTTAACCTGTTCACTGTAACTTTTTCCTTTTTTCTTTTTCTTTATCATACTACTGATAAGTTTTTTTACTAATTTTGTAGCTGCCATTATTTTATACTCCCTATTCGTGCCAACCTTCGGCTTTCATGGCATTCTCTACACGAGATAGAGAATAACGCACTCCTGTATCTCTTTCAATGAGTGCTCTAATGTAATGTACAGAGGAATGAGGTACATGAACTGCACGTAAATCTCCATATCTACGTAAGGAATCATACGTTTGTGACATAACGTTATCCTTATATGTTAGTTTTACTGATTTTTTCATGGATGTCAACCTAATTCTAGTACAGAACGTACATTTAAATGTATTATAAAGTTTTTTTATACTTATAATATGTTACTAATAAGTATTATTTTATTTTTAAATTGTAACACTTTAACTGTTATGGTAATTATACTCTTTTTGTGCAGCTTGTCAACCCCAAATAAATAATATAAGTATTATTTTGTAGTATTTAGTGTGACATTGTTGCAACTGTTGTATACTTGCAACACTTTATAGTGGAGTTATCCTTGTGGTTAACACTTGAATTTCCTAATCTGTGTATTTATACAAGCATACGTACCCTGTGGGGGGTGGTGGCTGTCGCCCTGCCCCTCTTTCAATGAAGAAGATTGTCTTTCAACTAGAAAGAATGGAGCTAATCTGCACAAATCAACTGTTTCTACCAATACAAGAGTAGAAAAGGCTGAGTTGCCTAGCTATCTTTCAGCATAAAGCTGAGATTACAAAGATTGGAAGCCAAAATGTTTGATTGGAGCATGAAAACTAAGTCAGTTTTCATTTTAAAAGTCCAACATTGGACTGAAAAACCATACCCCATACAAATCAAGTAAGATATCTAACAGGAAGTCAACATAAGATATCTTTCAATGAAAACTTTTTAAAGAAGTTATCATTTAATATATAATTCATTTATGAATATATTAAATGATAACATTAAAAAGGAAAAACCAAAATGGTAAATCAAACACAAAACAACCAAACAAATTCAAACCAAACTGAAGGTCAAAAGTTGACAGAAATCTTCTCAAAGAGAGCAAAGAGAGCTGTTTCCGAGCTTAGAAATGACCTTAAGGAAAATGGGGCAATGGTTAGATTTGCACTTCTTAGAAAGCAAATTAGGGAAGACAAGAAGATTACTACAATCGCTTTTAATATTGCCAAAGAATACAATATTGAATCCATTGATAAACGAATTGGTTATGAATCAGATTGGTTACTTGAAAACATTGAGATTGCTAGAAAAACAATGAAGTCTTCTAAAAGAGGTTTCACATCTGTAACTGCTCTTCAATTGGCAGTTAAGAAAGCCTTGAAAAAAGAGTCCAACGTTGGACTTGATAAAGAAGAGCAACTTGAAGAAAAGACTCAAGAAGAAAACAATCAAGTAAAGTCAATGGGTACGGCAACTGTCAATAAAGAGCAGTTGACTGAACAAATAATTGCTAATAGAGTTTCTTTAGAGCTAGTAGAAAACAATCTAGATACTAAAGAATTTGCTAGATTACTAAAAGAAAATCTTGACGTTCTTAAATCAGCTTAATTAGCTGATTCAATCAAAGAGTAGCACAATAAAGTGCTACTCTAATTATTTAAAAAAAGGATACCATTATGAATAAAAACATCTTATCTATTTATGCACTTTTTACTTATGCATTCTTGAACATAATAGTAGGGCTTTGGACTATATCATTCGCTGATACAACTGTAATCGCTGATATGCAAGTATATGATACAGTTGTATGTGGTATAGGTACGATCTTTATTGTATGGGGAATGCTGATAATTGGAACAATCGTATCACAAAGATAATTAGTAATATAATAATAATATATTCATTTATGAATATTATTATATATATTACTTATAACAGTCCAACATTGGACTTTACAAAACGGAGAATGCCTAATGGCTAATACAGTTAAAATTACAAAATGTCCTGATGATTACAGATTAAACCCAAAGAATAGGTTGTACATTCTACAGCCTAGCAATAAGGTGAACTATCAATATCCAAAAGACTATGCAGATTATCATCACCAAAAGATAGATACTGTCTATCTCAATGGCGAACGTATTGACTATGCAGTAGAAACGCAAGGTCAAGGTGTGGTATCACATTTCCCACAGATGGCTGAAGCAGAGATGATGAATGCAAGTATGAAGGAACTCGCTTGTTACAATCATGGCATGAAACCACAAATGGAAATGGATAGTGCTAAAGCAAAATTGCAAGAAGAGCTTGACAGTTTAAATATACTAATGTAATTAATTAGTTACATATAAGATATATAATATATTCATTTATGAATATTATATATCTTATTTAATGTAACTTATAACAGTCCAATGTTGGACTTCACAGAAAGGTTTGACTATGATAAATGAATTGTTAAATTTACCTAATGTAGATGACTTTCAAAAGTTAGAAGGCAAGGAGCTTGAAAACTTCAAAGTTAAATGTAACAAAGCTGAAGAAAAATTCAGTAATGATGGTGTGTACATTTGCCCTGTATGTGATGGCGAAAGTCAGACGTGCGAAGATGATTACCAATCATTGGAGTGTGAATTTCAACAACGTAAAATGTTAGGAGACAGATATTATGGTGTTTAATACAGTCAAAGAAGCATGGGCTGAAGTGGGTGGTTTATCCAAGCCATCTAAAATGCCTAGCTATGGTTACTCTCTAAGTGCTTTCAAGTGCAAGGTTGGAAGTAAGCTGAGACTAGTGGAAAACTCTACCTGTGCTGATTGCTATGCACTCAAGGGCAGGTATGTATTCCCCAATGTACAAGAAGCATTGGATAGGAGAATGGACAAGCTATTGAACAATCATAAATGGGTTGAAGCTATGGTATTCCTATTGCTACACTATTGCACTAAGTCTAAGGTGTTTAGATGGCATGATAGTGGTGACATACAATCGCTTGACCACCTTCAAAAGATTGTGGAGATTGCCAAACGTACACCTAACATTAGGCATTGGCTACCAACAAGAGAGGTAGGGATAGTGCGAGAGTTTAAAAAGTCTAGTAACTTTCCAAGCAATCTAATTGTTAGGATAAGTGCCACTATGGTTAATGGTTTGCCACACAAGTTTCATCAGCATTCAAGTACAGTATCAACTGATAAAGACTTTGATCTTGATTGGACTTGTCCTGCAAACAAGCAAGATAATAAGTGTGGGGATTGCAGAGCTTGTTGGGATATCAATGTGGCAAATGTAACTTACCCACTTCATTAATTAGTATTTATAGTTATATATTACTTGAATAGTATATGAAAGTAATATATAACTTTATAAATACTTAACAACAGTCCAATGTTGGACTTCAACGAAAGGAGCATATTATGCTAAATATTATCAAGGTTTATTCATTCTGTATCTCAAAGTTTCTTAATGGTGAGAAGCCTACTAGGTACAGAATTAACAAGAACAAGTGGCTTGGGTTCAAGATTTACCAAACAGATGGTGGTAAACTTGGCGAAGGGTTTACTGTAGTGTGTAGAGGGTTTAAGGCTTCTAGCTTTCCTAACTATGATAGGAATGGAAGTACAAGAGTAAATCCTTACACACCATTCAAGTCCATCAGAGGGATTATGAGGTATCAACATAAGAACCCTATCTCAAAGGTGGCATAAATGAAGACTCGTAACCCTATTGCTAGAATGCTACACATAGCAACTCGTAATAGGGTTATGAGTGTAGACAAAAAGTTCAACAAGAAAAAAGAAAGGCAAGACAATGCAAAGTCAAAACTTAGGAAAGATGCGAGTAAACAAGAAGATGTTTAACAAAGACAAAAGAAAAGAGTACAAGCATAACAGACGTTTACAACGTCAGCTTAAACAAACAACACAACTAAAAGCATGGAGACAAGCATGAAAGATATACCTACAGTAGCAGAAACTAATAGAGAAGCCTTATACGAAATAGTAAAATTACTTGGAGATGAATATGAAAGTGGTTACATAGGTAACTATGAGAGGTGGGGTGATGAAACAACACATTACGTATGGCATAAAGACAAGAAGTATGGTGGCTATGGTGGTGAGCATAGCCATAGATTATTAATCACAGCAATACAATTGCTAAAGAAAAAGTTAGGAGAGTAATATGAAAATTAAAAAGCTAATCAAACTATTAGAGTGCATTGAAGGTGACAGCAATGGTAAACTTCCAAGAGATATGTATGAGTTAAGTTCATACACAAAAGAGAGTGGGGGTTGGATAGGTATTGATGACATGGATTTTGTTCATGTTATGAGAGCATTTGAAAAGATGCAGGATACCCTTAGAGAAGAGGAGCGAAGAGATACTCAAGAGGGTAAGGTGGCAGAAGTTCAAGCCATACTAGATAAGTATGTAGCTGAGAATAGAAAGCTAAGAGACAAGGTGTACAGCTATGATGAGGGTTTAGAAGTATCTGTATCACAGACTAATCAGATAATGAAACTAGAGCAAGAGGTGTCACACTTGAGAAGACAAAAGGCAGACTTGCACAAACTACTTGAGAAGAGGTCTTACAGAGAAGTGACAGCACCACGTTATGTATTCAGCGAGATACCTAGAGATATATATGGTGAAGCCTTTGTAGATGCACTCAAGAAGTATCTTAACAAAAGCAGGTATAGTATGAGAGTACGAGGTCAGCATATTAGAGAAGACCTAAAGGGCAGAGGTCTAA